TTGTTTTCTTGCTCAGAGACTAGTTGGTTGTATCTGTCTAAGTCGATACTGCCATACTTCTTTTCGTATTTGTTACGCTCTCTGGCAACTCTTTCCGCAACTACTTTATCCATGTCTTCTTGGGTAAAAGTTTTTGTATTTTCCTCTTGAGCAGGTGTTGCTACTTCCTGTTCAACAGTGCTTTCAACAGTTGTTGACTCGTCCATCAGTTACTCCTTGATGTCAATTATATTTATAAAGGGCTTAACCTCGGCGATTGCCCTTCTTTTTAGTTTTCTTTTTGCCGTTTTTATGTCCTGGCATGTTTTGCTCCTCCATATTTTAACATATCGGCTGTCAAATTCAAATTCTAAAGGTAGAAGCATTGCTGTTTCTACAAAGAAAATGACAACCTTTGCGGTTATAATCCAATCCCAGTGTCTCATTATCCAGGATTGAGTTTTTTCATTTACTACAATCTTGATCCAGTCAACTTGCTCCTCAACAAAATCGTCTAGATGTTTTACAGTAAATGTGTTCTTGCAAATCTTGTTGTTTGCACGAACCATCTCAAGGTTAGGTGATAGTTCATAAACTGTTGCTTCTACATGTTTCCAATATGCACATTCTCTGCCTTCCGAGCCAATGATTACACCATAACCTTGTGGTTGTTGGCAATCAATTCTATGTGAATATATATGCGGCGATGCAAGTCCATAGTGTCTTACACGTTTAGGTGCATGACGTCCTAGGTGCCATCGTTTACTGCCCTGTTCCTCCTTGAGTTGCAATAGCGTTTCTTCTTTCATCGATTAAACTGTCCGTAAGTTCCGGATGGAACTGTTTGATTTCCTCATTAGATAGTCCTTCACGAATCATTTCTTCTAGATGAGCAATGACTGTGTCGGCTGTTGTTTCAGGATGTAGCATGGTTGCATCCTGTTGCGGCTCCTCAGCCTCTCCCATAATTTCTTGCTGAATGTTTTCACGTAGTTCATCATCTTCTACCAGTAGTTCAGCGATCGTAATATCCAGTGCTTGTACAAGACGTTGATTTGTAATGCCACTGTCTTTTGCAAGTTTGATGTTTGCAAGTTCTAGTTGTGTGTCTCTCATGCTGTAGTTTGTAGGATAACGAATCTCACCCTCAAACGCACGACCTTGCCACATTGCCCACATGCGGAAGATCTGCTCTTCTGCAAGCTCTAGGTAAGTGGATTTTTCTGTAAGTTTAGCCGCAAGTAATTGGAACTCACTCTGCATTGCAACACCTGAACTAGTTCTTGCAGTGTTGTTGCGAATGCCGCCTAGGTGTGCCATCTTGTCAATACTGGCTACAGTTTCATTGATGCCACTCAACAGGCCATCTACGCTTTGACTGTTAGGCTGTAGCAAGTAAGGACGTAGCCCTTCTGGTGTGTTTTCGTCTACAGTAATAATACTGCCAGCGCCAGCATGTGCATCTGTGTTTGCAGTCATTACCAAACTAGGATGGTTGCTGATACGCCACAGTTGAATCAGTTCACTGTTTGCATCAAAGATTTTACGCTGTTGATCAGCAATGTCGTTGATGTCACTTACACCAATGCCACGCACATGACTGCGTTCATTGTATAGCACTACCATTGGAACCATGCCCAGTGCATTTTCAGTTTCTTGGATTACTGTTACACCAAGATCCGGATCACTAATACGGTTGTTTACTTCAACAACTTGGATTAGGTCTGGTGTGTAGATGCGATACACATGTGTATCTTCATCAATTACACTTTCGAACACCTTAACATATGTCAGTGAGTAGATACCGTTTGGCTGTCTTTCCCATTCCCAGTCGATTACGTTGATAGGACTAATCACACTTACATATGGACGAATCTGTTGCTCAAGTTCCTGTGCTCGTGTCATTACAACACTTTCTGGTTTGTCAACTACAATCCATGCACTGCCGTAGATACTGGCAATGATACTTGCATCTCTCATAAATGCGTTGAAGTTGCGACCGTCTAGGTCAGCATCTTTGAGAAATGGTGCAAGTGCAGGATCTGCTTCGATACTGCTGAGGTCTCTTGCTACACCATCCTTAAACAAGAAACTTGTGTAGGTTTGAATAACATTGCGGCAGTGATTGTCAAGCGGTGTTTCCATTTTACGCTTGACATATTCTTCTTCTGACTCATACACATAGCGTGTAAGGTAGTCACCGTTTTTATATTTTGCTCCGCCCATGTAACTGTCATACAAGAATCTCCAACGTAAGTGGTTGTCTTTGTATGCTTCATGAACTGCTGAAACTTTGGTATAATCCATCATTGTTTATGTCCTATCAATATTTATGCGACCGCTACGCCCCAAGTTTTTGGTGTTTCGGGTTTTGGTCTCAAGTCAGTAACTGGATACAGGTATTCAACAGCGTAAGTAGCAGCATCAAACATATGATCGTAGCCTGAGTCCTTGTCAATCTGTTGCGTTCCCTCTTTGTATGTAAGTTTTTCATATGATTCAATCAGATTCTTGCACTTTGGATCTACTGTGTAGTGTGATTCACCATCAGTAGTCTTCATCAATGCGTTTATGCTGTTGACTCTATCTCTAATTCGTGGATGTTGTCTTTTGAACAACACTCTAAATCCTGCATTTTGCAGTATGCTTATGTCTGTTCTGCCACCTGCTGATGTTTTGCGTTGTACACCTGCAGGGTCAGGAAAGATTGTTACTGAGCTTTCTGGATATCTTGTTTTAATCTCGTCAACCATTTCATCTGTGTTAGATCCATGGATAACTATTTCGTCAATTGCGTGTAAACCGGTTGCATGTTTGACATACACTACTGCTGTCATAGGTGCGACATTAAAATCCATTGAAATAATAATGTTGCGTGTATCTGTTTTCAGTGGTTTGACAAGTTCTCTGCTCCAGTTGTAGCAAACAACACCTGAGAATTCTACAAAAGTTGCTTCAAACTCTTGTTTGTATGTACGATCATCCATGTGCGCTTTGGCACTTTCAAGTTCTTCCAGCGTAACGTTGCCGCCTTCTGCTGTAGTGTATTGGTATGCACTCCAATCCTCCATGCTTTGCGCACTGTTGTACAAGTCATAAAACCAGTTACGTCCTTTTGGTGTACCCACAAACAGTGCATGTCCTTCACTGTCTGCAAGTGCTGGTCTCAGTACTTCATAAAATGCTGCTTGATGAATATCCGCGACCTCATCAAACACCACAAAATCAACCCGATTCCCCCGAAGTGACGTAAATTTTTCAGCGCCTTTGAGAGCAATATTGCTACCATTTACTAGATCTAAGCGTAGGTCAGTTTCGTCTTTTTTAGCAACCCAATTAAGATCCATAAGTTTTTGTTTTAGTGGATTCCAAATTATCTGTTTTGCCATTCTATAACTAGGTGCAATGTACCAAATAGTTCTGTTTGGCTGTGCGGCGAATCTTGCCAGTTCTCTGAGACACAGATGTGTTTTTCCCCATCTCCGGCCGGCTGCGAGCACACGCCAGCGATTTTTGTCATTGGCAACAGTTTGTTGTGGCACAGTCAATGGCATTAGATAGCCTCTAGTAGTATATCAAAACTAGCACTTACACCGGTGGTTGCACCGTTGACTTTGGCTTGTATTTGAATGTCTGTTTTAGGACCAAAGTGCAGTGGGATTTTATATTCTTTGTCAAAATGATTTGTTTGAAATGAAACAAGGTCTCTTGTTCTAAACACACCACCGTCTTCTCTGGCATAGATTCTTATTGTTGCTTCTTTGTCTTTTTCTTCAACACCGCCACCTAAATCTATTAGATATGCATTGTGTCCTGCAGGCACTGTGTATAAGCATTGCAGTGTTTGGTTATGGTCACTATCCACGTGTGCTTGAACATTACCGCCGATTGTGATATCTGCGTCTGCGCTAAGTGCAGTGCTACCACTTACAAATGCACGATTGATTCTCGTAAATGTAGTTGTTGTGCTACCATCGCCACTGCCGTCCAGCGTAATAGTGTCTGTTGCCAGTGCATAGTTTGCATCAAGTCCTTCCACAGTGATTATAACACCACTGTTTGAACTTGCACTGTTGATGCTTGCTACTGCGGCTGTGGTTGGGTATGTAATACTACCACCTTGTTCCCAAACAATCTCATATGAACCATCATTTGAACTTGCATTGTATCCATACTTGTGAATACCACGCATGCCATTGTAAGGGTTTCCTCGTGCAACTACTGCACCGAACGGAAACTGTGTTGTGTCTTGTAAACCTTGTAATACACTCATTGTTGTTGTCCTTAATCGTCTAGGAATGGTAGTGGCTTGTTGTCATCACTGCCACGTTCACCTGTATCACTTTGGTTAAGCATGTTTTTACCTAACCATATTAACATTACTTTGTCGCCATTCAATGCGGCGTCTAACTGGGCTTGTCTTACTCGAGCTTTGGTGCGAACTTTTACTTGGTCAAGTAGTTCACCATAGCGTTTTCTGATAACACTACCATTAACGCCAAAGAACTTGCCCATTTCATCAGTACTACAGCCAATCTCTGCTAGTTTGATGAGTTGCTTTTCATCAATCTCAGCACGTTTACGACCTTTCTTACTGACTTTAGGCTCGCCTGTTTGAAGATTAGTATCCTCGTCTGGATGTTCGACCCAGTTGGGCTCTAGGTCTGACATCAGACACTCCTATTTTCTACCACGATCTTAAAGAAACGTGCTTCTGTATAGTTCTGTGTTGTTATAGTGTTAGTTACTGTGTAGATATTACCGGCTGTTCCTGCACTTAGGTTACAGGTGCACACTGCATTTATAAAACTTTCACTGTCTTTTGTTAGTGGGCTAGCGTCGCCAGTGATTGTGCTTACAGTAAATGTGCTGGTTTGAATTGTCTCACCTGTTGGTAGCCAATCTGTCCAATCTACACTGTAATCTAACACTGCCGCAGGGCTTTT